CCTTGAAGTTCTTTAGCCTTAAAAAATTGAGGCTTGTACCCAACGTATGATATTTTAAATTCTGAATCAGGTGTAATTGAATTATCTTCTATAACAAAATTTCCGTCCAAGTCTGCTTCGTCTGCCATTTTATTGGCAAATTCTCCTGATACAATAGTGACATTTGCTAAACCCATAGGCAACCCGTCAATATCTAAAACTTGTCCAAATATCTTCATTATGCTTTTCCTCCTGTTATTCTTTTAATCGTGTAATAATTAACTATTGCGCCTAATGTAAAAGACACAATGCCTACTACAACAAATATTGTAGATAAATGCTGATGTGTTTTAGCACTTGCATCTTTCTTATTTTGCTCATCAGTTTGTGCGCCTGTTTGACTACTTTGAACTGCTCCTACCATAATAATAATATAATGAAATTCCTGCTATTATTGACAATATCCCTAATGCAATATAATTTTTGTATGCTTTTACTGCTAAACCAAAACTTCCGTCATTTAACCATTCTTTAGGTAGTTTCTCTAACATTGTTTTTTTAACTTCCCAAACTCTTAATTTTCCATCTTTTACTTGGCGGAAAGCAGGGTTTGCATTGTATATTTTTTCTGCACTTAAACCACCTCCCTGAATAATCCAATCATCGGGCTTACCAATTGCAGGTGGGAAAAATACCGCAAAATAAGTGTCAATATATGTTTTATATTTTCCTTTGTAAAGGTTAAAATATTTCTCTACAAAATCTAACTGCTTAACTGCCGACATTTTTTGTAATTCCTCTTTAGTTGTTCCTAAAGTTTTTCTTGCACTTGCACCAAACTGAATTAAACCAACGTACCCCAAAGAGTTTGTAATAGACGGACTAAATGTACCTGCCGTTTCAAAGTGCATAATAGCCATTAACCAATTAGGGTCAACGCCTATTCTTTTCGATACTTCTTTTACCTTTTCTACAAAAGGTGTCCTGATTGAAGCAGGTACTTTATTTTCGTATATTAATGCCATTTACCACAATATTTTATCCGCATACCAACCATTTGTTCCCGTTTTTTTACGGTCTTTTTCGTGACGAATCTTATATAATCTTCTTCTTTCCTTTGCATATCCTTTCGGATAATAGCCTTTTTTTTCTTTTTCCAAATAGGTAGGGTAATCATTCATACCCAAAGCCCCTATTGAAGCGACTTTTTTACCGTTTTTAAAAACATCAATTTTTTTAAGCGGGTTAGTTGAGGGTTTTATTTCAACTCTCAACTTATCTGCTTGTGCTTTTGAATATGGTAAAATCTTGTAAGCCATTAATTAAATATTTTTAATTAATTACCTACCGTACTTGCTATTGCTCTATACCCCTCTTTACAATCCCTTGTATCAGACATATAAATTTGACCTCTTTCATTTCTGCAATAATACTTTTTTTTATCCTTTCCCATCGCATTAAAAAATCCGTCTGAATTTCTCTTTGGTTTTTGTACATAAGCAACAATTGCAATCACACCAAGTAAGGCTAAACCTCCAAATATATATTCTGTTTTCATATTTTTTATTTATTTATTAATTATTTTCATCAAACACATAAGTTTGTTTTGTTTCGTCATACCTAATTTTCTTTAACTCTTCTTCGGTAAAATTTCTTCTGAAAAAACCTACTATGGTCATACTTCCGCTTTTTTTACCTACCGTAAGGTATCTTTTTAATTTTTTTACCTTATCTCCCTCGCCTGTTTTTGTTGAGTCTGTATTCCCCTCAATAGTTTCGCAATAATTTGTTTTTTCGTCTAAAATTTGTACAATTATTCCTGTATGTCCTCCTTGTGTTCTTTTAGCACAAAAAATATCTCCTACTTGTAATTTTCCACTTTTAAAAGCAATATACTTTTTATCTCCTTTTTTATTTAAGTTTTGTACATTAATTAAATTTTGTAATGCACTTCCACCTATATTTTTTGACAACCACTCTTTATCAAAAGAAAATAGTTGCATCAATACTAATTTAACATAATAAGCACACCACGCTTGACTTGACTTCCAACCAACTGCTTTCATCATTGCTTCAAAAGCACTATCAACAAATCCTACATTCGCTCTTCCTTTGACTTTTTTTTCTAATTGAGATGCAAAGCCTGTATTTTCCAAAAAACCTAATAGTTTAGCAAATACGAGAGGTATATTTGGAAATAAATTGGCGGTGCTATTTCCACCATTAGGATTGTTTTCATTTTCTTCTCCCATAACTTTTACTTTATATTTGGGTCATTAAAAACATCATAATCCTCAACTATTTCCTTAACATCATTTTTGTAAATTATCGAAATCTTTTTTTCATTGGCTTTTCTCGTAAGATACATAGTCAAAGCAAAACCGCCAACACCAACTGCTACTAAACCCGTAATTAATAATATTTTTTTACCGTTAGTCATATTTTGTAAATAATTTATTTAGCCCCACAACCACAACCACCTGTTGCGCTGAAAAAACCCTCTGAATTTTTCTTTGGTTTATTGTAATAAGCAATTAATGCTATTACCCCTACAATTGCTAAACCCCCTATGATGTATTGCTTATTCATATCTTTTATTTTTTAACACTTAAATTATTTTTAAACCACAAATCTAAAAATCCATTTACACCCAACATTTTTAATAAATAACCTCTGCTCTCTAAAGGTATTGTTTTGTTATTAAGTAATTGCTCTGTTGTTAATTTACCTTTAACTTTGTTTCTCATAGAATAATAACCTGCATTATAAGAAACCATTACTTTATTTATACTTGCAACATCGCCGTCTTTGAACGCTTCTAAAAGCCATCTTAAAACCGCAGTACCTATTGCTATGCTGAATTCAGAATTATTTTGTAATGCCCTGCGTATTTCACTTTTTACCGCCGAACTCGGCAAGGTATTAGCGTTGAAATTTTTACTTGACGGAATCGCTTTATTAAAAAACGCTTTTGCTTTTGCAGATAACGGAGAGTCAACCATTACTTGCCACTTAACAAGTATTTCCCAAACTGAATTTGGAGTAACCTGCATAAGACCTGTTGCATCATATTGATTTGGAGGAGCATTTTTACCACCGCTTTCAGTTGCTATAAAACTTGCAATAATTGAATTATCAATTTCAAATTCAGTCCCCCAAGTGTTAATGAAACCTAAATAATCTTTAATTATTTTATTCAATAAATTAGTATTAGCCAAAGCAACGCTTTTGTCAGAATACTTATAACTTCCCTGCACAAAACTTCTATTAACATCAGGTACTTTAACCGCTACTGTTGTGAACTTTCCCATAATTATTAGTCTAAAGGTTCTTCATTAGGAGGAGTATCATACGTTTGTATGATAACACTTCCACCTCTAATTTTTCTTACATTACGAGTAAGGTATTTCGCAAGGAAAAATCCTCCGATTGCAACACCAACAACGCCTACTGCTATTAAAATTTTTTGTGCTTTGGTCATTTATCGTTTTTTTCCAAAATAATTTATTGCTCCTGCTGAAAAGACTAATAAAAGACCTCCTGCAATTAAGCCACCCCAACCTATTCCTGATTTTTTTTTAGGGTCAGTTTTTGTGTCTTTTTCAAGTGCTTCTTTTTCTTCTAATTCTTTCTTCTCTAATTCTTCTTTTTCTTTTGCTTCTTGGGCTTGTTTTTCGGCTCTTTGTCTTGCCTCTGCGTCAGCCTTATTTTTAGCAATTTGACGGTTTTTTGCTTCCGCCTCTCTCTTTTTAGCAACAAGGTCAGACAAATCTTCAATTAAATCATCTTGGGTGTCCGTAATGAATTCAACAATCTCGTCTAATTTCTCTTGCGATTCCTCTGTTGGGTTTTCATTGTGTTCCTCTCTTACGACTGCTAATTTTTGGTTTAGTTTACCTAATCCGTCTAATCTTTTAGCCATTGAAGCGGGTACTTTGTTGTCCAACGCTTTTAATAATCCATTAATTGTTTCCATAGTGTTTTTTATAAAATAAAGTTAATTTTAACCACAAATATAATAAAATTTTAATAAGCAAGTCATTAATGCCTTGTTTTTATAAAAATTTTGTTGTTAAGTTTCTAATAATCTGTTTGCTATCAATTTTTGTCCGCTTGGTGTCGGGTGTATTCCGTCAGCAGTCATACTACTTGGAATGTTAATTTTTTCTACAATAGTTGCTCTTTTTATTGTTGTTGGTATTGAATTTTGAAAGTCAATATATCTGTTTTTTAATTTAACCATTCCTGCTTTTGTTGGAACATAAGAGGTTGGTTTTAATTTATTTTCGTCCATAAACTTTTCAGCATCGTACCCAACAATGACATAAGGCTCTGCGCCATTCTTAATCGAGAGGTCAACCATATCCTGAACATTCTGTAATGCTTTGTCTTTCGTAACTGCGCTAAACATATCATTAACACCACCATATATGTATATTCTATCGTACTTGTTTGTTTTCAACTTTTCTGTAAGATTAGATAATAACCAATCTGTTCTTTTACCGCCCTTTGCTAAAACATCAATTTTAATTCCTTTCGGTTCTAATTCTTTTTTTAACAGGTTGGGGTAAGTAAAAGTTACAGGTGTTCCGTTGTAATCAATAGCCGTTATAGAATCCCCGACAAAAAGCATACTTTTTGGTAACTTTTTGCCGAAGAATTTTTTTACAGTTAGATAAATTAATGCTAATCCAATAGCGGTTGTTACACCGTAAAACAATTTTTTGTTCATATTGTTACTTTTTTAATTGAGCAAATGCTCTTTTTTTAGCATCGTTCCAACTTTCGCCGTCTTTACGAATTTCTTTAGCCAAAATATTTGCTTGTTTTAACATTTCGCTTCCGCTACGTTTTTTAGTTTCGCCACCCATTTCTTTTTTAGCAGGTTGCATTGCTTTTACTTTTCCTGCAACTTTGTCGCCAACCTCTTGGGCTTCTT